CAAGAACCAGGATGGTGCTCCAATGCTTGCCGTCTATGACGAGTATACAAAGACTGGCAGGAGGGGAGTGTATGTGACTGACATCAGCAGCGACCTCATTGCGTATGATGACGTGAACACTGAGGTTGTCGGTATTTTCAAGGTAAAGTTCAGGGTAACTGACCCTGTGACAAATGTAACGTTGTACGGATAATGGCAAGATGGACGATATATGGCAAGAACGGTGCTGCCAAGGCGGTTATTGATTCCCTTGAGTTGCACGATGAGTGGATGGCTGAGTGCTTTGTCACGCTCAGCATAACGAGCCATGAGCCTATAGAATTTGCCATCGGCGACTACCTTGACTACAGAGGCGAGAGATACACCATCAACTATGACCCGTCTGTACTAAAGAAGGCGCGAAAAGACACATACGGAGAGGGATTCGTTTATGAGAACATCAAGTTCGTGGCCGTACAGGATGAGATTGTACGCTGCGACTTTACCGATATTGTCCTATCTGACAACAACATACACTATACGATGCTTCCAACCTTCCCGTTCTACTGCGAGACGGTGGACGACCTGCTTGACAGAATACAGGCAAACCTCGAAGAGCTGTACCCAGGCGAATGGATAATCATCTCGCCGATGCTTGAAAGGGACAGGCAGAGAGGTCTCTGCGTAGGCCGTGAATCTGCTTTCGTGGAAGCATACAACGAGTACATAGGAGGCGGCTCGTTCTCATACGACAAGACTGGAGTATCAATCACCGTAGACAACATCAACTGCTGGGAGGCACTGAAGCACGTCAACGACAGCTTCGGTCTGAACTTTATCGTAAGGGGCAGGGTCGTTATCGTAGGAACTGTCGGCATGTACACGAGCAGGAACTTCCGCTATGGTAAGGGTAACGGCCTTTATGAGCTGGAGAAGATCAGTGACTCCGAACAGAGAATCATCACCCGCATGAGGGGCTATGGTGCTGAGACGAACCTTCCTACACGTTTCTACGCCACGCTTGACACGCTGCCTTTTGCTGTTGTCGACTCAATAAGGGAAAGCACGACGGAAGACAAGCCGTTCATCGACTTCAATATTGACCTCACAGGAACTGCGTATTGGACATATCAGGCATACCTGAAGCTCGGCAACTGGACAGACGAGCAGCTTATTTCAGGTACTGGATATATTGTGACGATGAAGTGCGGAGGCTATACTGCTATCGGGCGTGTGTTCACAGGGTACGGCTTAGTCCGTATATATATGGAGTACTCTGATACGGATGACAGGACTCCTGCAGGCGTGCCAGTGTCCGTTCGTGACTGGGATTCTGCAGTCGGCTTCATAAACGCCGTACATGAAGGAGTCCATGTGTATTTCCTTGACAGGGTTAAGGTCGGCGCATTTGACAAAGACCACCTTGAAGGTGAGTCTGCATTACCAGACAACATGGCCATCAACAGACTTATGCTTCCTGGATTCCCTACGAAGAGCCTTGCGCAGTGGGTAGAGGAGCATGATGACGACCCTCGTATTCAGGAGATCATTTCAGAAGGCTTCACGTTCTCCGACGAACCGCTTCGTCCGTATATTGATTCGCCCAACAAAGAATATATAGGCCTTCGCCCTGGTAGCGTGTATTTCGACGGCTCTAACGAGAACGAGGACATTCACCCGACGATGGAGGGTATGGAGTGGGAAGGAAAACGCTGTGACGTTATCCTTGAGGCCGACGAGATACTTGACAACGGTGTCCTTGCAGATGACGCAAAGGAAACTGACAGGCAGGTACGCATAGTCCTTCCGTATTCAGGCTTCGAGCTTGACGAACTGAAGACGGACGAGACAACCATAGAGATGAAGGACGGAATGTGCGGAGCACGTTCGCTGAAGGTCGTTAAAGTCGTGAAGGATAAAGACGGCAACTGGGAATGCACATGCGAGAGGGACTATGATGACGTCCTCCACCTGTATTTCCCATACTGCGACTTCCAGATACATGCAGGCGACCACTACGTCCTGACTGGTGTCGAGCTTCCGAAGAGCTACGTGGATGCGGCAAGCGAGAAGCTGTTCTATGCGTGCGTAGAGGCTCTGAGGCAGAACCATGCTCCACGCTTCACTTTCCAGCCCAGAATTGACGAGATATGGATGGCACGCCAGCATGACGCTGCGACGGCTGCCCACCAGAAATCGCTGCATGACACGCTGAAGGCAGGAGATATCTTTGTCTTTACTGACGAAGACCTTGGTATAGAGGGTCGTATTATCATTGATATACTTACCATCAAGGAGAACGGAAACAACGGCATCCCGACATATGAGATTACGCTGCGTGACGAGAAGGTGACGTCTACCATCGAGAAACGCCTTGACAAGGTTTCTTCTGCTGTAAACGCAGGTCTTGGTGGCGGAGGTGGCTACAGCGGAAGACAGACAGGAAGCCTCATTGAGTCACTTGGATCGCAGCTTTTCCTCAGTAAGATATACGACGATGAGGCACAAGGGCTGATAGGTTTCCTAAAAGGAGCATGGTTCGGAGCGAAAGAATGGATTATAGACAATCTCGGCAACGCGAACCTGAAGAACGTCACGGTGAACGGAATCCTCCGTGCCTTGAACTCATACATCAACAAGGTACGCTCCACGAACTACTCTGGCGACGGCATGCTCGACACTGGATGGCAGATAATCAACGACTACGAGGGAAGCAACTCCAAGGCGGTGTTCGACTTCCTCTATATCCGCAAGAAGGCCATCTTCGAGGAGCTTGAGATAAGGAAGCTCAGCCATATCGGAGGAAACTTCTGCCTCTCCCCGTCATCGGGTCGTGTGTGGAGAGTGGAGCTGTATGACTCTGAGGTCGGCGGCAACCTGCTCGGCTACTCTGAGGTGACGATACCATATACCCTCGGAGGAACGATGCTCTCCCTTTTCAAGAAGCTCTTCAAGCGTCAGACGGGAGCGGAGGGCGGTCACTATCTCCTCGGAAGGAAGAAGCTCATAGCAAGGAAGCTCACGCCAGAGGAGATAGCCGCATGCAAGAGAATCCGTGTGTATATGTTCTCCGACGACGGCTCTACGAAGACCATGCAGAACTGGACGGTCGGTGCGCAAGCGCGCTGCCAGACGTTCAACATCGAGAAGCAGATGGAGCACATCAGCGGAGGCGAGTCGGACAACCCCGACGTGGAGTACTGGACTGGCAAGAAGGTGCAGAACCACTACTGGTGGCGTCTTGTGACCGCTACGGGCGAAGGGCTCTGCGATGACGGCAAGAAGCACGCATACATAGAGTTCCTTGAGAACCAGTACAACCAGAGGACGCATTCGGACGTTGGAAGCGACATACCAGAGGTGGGCGACGAGTTCGGGCAGTTCGGACACCGCACAAGGGCAGACCAGTCGAACGTGGTCATGATAGAGACCGCAAATGAGGACTCGCCAGCGATGAAGTTCTACCACGGCATCAACTCTTGGAACCTCAATGGCAAGCGACCTATCATCCTCTCGCCTACCCTCGTAGAGATGAAGGCAAGCATGTTCCGATGGATTACAAGCTACGGCGACGATACGGGACAGGTGACGAAGAGGGGACTTTGGGTAAACATCACCCCCGACTCGCAGGGCAACCGCAGATGCTATCCCAACGATGTCGTATCTCATAACGGAACGTCATGGAGGTGTATCGTCGCAAGCGGCACGCACAAGGAGACGAAGGACGGAAGGTGGCTCACGCAGGCAGAGGTAGACGCCATGACCCTTGAGGAACAGATGGAGCTGCTTGAGGTAGAGAACTACACCGTCATGGAGCCAAGTGCGACGGCTACTGACTGGACGGAATATACCGACGAGGCGATAGCACCCTACATCAAGTTCTCGGAGGCTCTTATTGCCGTCCCGTGCGAGAAAGACCGCAAGGCAAGCGAGGCAGTCAGCAAGACCATCACGGCAAAGCTCATGGTGACCAACCTTGAGGCAACCATAACAAGCCTCTCCATAGAGGGTGCTGACAGCTTCGTGAGGGCAAGCGGAAGCAATATCATCGTAAGCGTGCCGAAGGACACAGCCGTCACGAACAAGGACTATATCGTCACCATCGAGGGCGACTGCCTTAACAACCACTACATAGCCACCG